GTCTAAACGTGAAACACTTTCGCGAGATCTAAGATACTCTTCAACTTGAAGCGCGATCATGGGTTTCACCAATTTTTCCAAGAAATCTTCTGTAGGGGGTGCTGAAGGAGTGACAGGGGTTTCAACAACAGGCAAATCACTCCATGTAAGTTGTTTAGCTCCTCTTTTAGCAAGAGCAGCGCCACATACACGGCAACTATACCCAGCTCGGATATGAACTGCATAGCATTTGCTACAAGTCCACGGACTCTCCTTTCGGATTCTTCCTCGCTTAATTTGTTGCTGAACATGTTTTCCTCTGTTGTACATGTATAAAACACGAACATCGGTTTCTGGTCCTCCTTGTCTATCAACTTCCTCTTCAATTTCATTCATGGTTTCAGCCCAACTTTTCTGTTCAGCTGTTGCTTTCTTAGTTTCCGATCCTATGAATATACGTAATCGGTTTCTAGCTTCTTCATTCTCGGCTCTAGCCTTTAAGGCTTCTTCCATATCCATTCTTCGTTCCCATTCATCTTCATCTTCCTCATCATCAATGGTATACATATCTGGTTGTCCATTAAATGCATCTTCATTGGTGGCCGATTCCTTTCGGTTTCTACGGAAAATGGGTGGCACTACTCCTGTGTTATGGTTAGATTGCGCATCATGTTCTAAATGCACACCTACAATTTTCCCAGTTATATCCATTATAGGAGCGCCTGAAGTACCAGGAGTGGTACTGGCTCCATAATTGATATGCCACGGTTTGCTTTCGCTAACACACATGGTGGCTCTAGAATGACAGGGTTTTCCTTCGTACAACTGATGTATAACAACAGAAGCGCGAGCTTGCACTCGAGAAGTATAAATACCTTGTTTCAATCCTAAAGCTGAGAAAACGTAGGATGGAATTTCTAATAAAAGAAAATCCAAATCCTCAGTCGGCGATCCTGCTACGAATTGTACGCGTATATCGCTAAACAAGACTCGTTTACCATCCTTAGCAAGAACCAAATTAGCCATCCTGTTATAATCAAGCACATGATATGCTGTTAAAAGACAATCTCTACCCTCATATTTTACACGAGAAAAATGCCCTACTAACTGTTCGTCAGCAAAGAATTGTCCCTGGCAATCGGGGAGTTTGTCACTTTTATATAATCTGGATGTTGGCAATAAAGTTTCTTTTACAATTCTACTAGATTGTTCTCTTGTACTAGTGGAAAGTAATCTAAGGGTCATAAGATCTTCAGTCATTGTTGATGCGTTCATATAAACTTTATGGTTATCACCTGCTAGCAAATAGGCCCCGTGTTCATCTGTGTAAACTTTTGAAACCGTAGTGGTTATCATTGGAACCATTTCTGCATCGTTTGGAGAATAAATTTTAAGATTGGCCTTATCCTTCATCCGAAGTCTAAGATCTCTAATTTC